CCAGTAAATTCCAGTCTTTAACTCTATATTTACATCCATATTTGTTGTACTGACATATTCGAGAACCTCGCGAAGCGTCGGAATACCTGCTCCCACATGCCAACCGCCCTCTCGTCCATCGTCTGGAAAAAGAAATTGTCAGCCACACCCACGATTTCCTCCGCCAGGGCCTCAAACTGCTGCTGTTCGGTCAAGCAGATCTGCTGATAGTCCAGCACCTCCCGGTACCACGGGGGCAACAGGGACAGCAGGCTGGTATCCAGCTCAATTGGATTCATTCAGCGTCACCGTCCCTATCACGGGCACCTGCTGGGTTTCGCCCGTCTCCGTCAAGAGGAGATCTGCCGTACCGCCGTTGAGCTGCACGTTGGTGGCGTTGACCACGCCGGCCACCCCTACGATAGCGGCGGTAACCCTGGCCACGTACACATCGGCAGCGTAGGACACGTTGTTGGAGGACACGTTGGCGTCCCACCCCTGCCGCACACTGCGCAGATATGTCTCAATGGCCTGCTCCACCGGTTCCTGCACCTGTCCGATGGCATGTCCGGCGGCCAGCAGGAGAGTGGCGGAGACATTCACCGCCAACTCTGTCGGGGCCACCGCCGTCACCTTTGCCCCGATAGGGGCCAAGCCCAGCCCCAGCCCCTGGTTGGGGGGCGGGTCGATGGCATTCTGCACCTTCTCCACCAGTGTGGATGAGGCAGGCAGGAAATCCGCCCCCAGAACGGACAGCTTCACAGTGCCACCGCCGCTCCAGGTGGGGTATACCTGCACCCCGCCCACGCCGTCAATGGCGAGGACGTTCTGGCGGTAGTCGGCAATATTGCCGCCAAAGGGACGGTTATTGAGCGCCTCAATCAGCCGTTCCCGAAATGCGCTGTCGGTCTCCGTGTCGTCACCAGGCACCAGGATATCCGTAATCTGTGCACTGGTCAGCCCCGGAATGGCGGTAATCGGCAGGATGGGCCCGGTGTACTCGTTTCCGATGGCGCCGGGGGTCTCCGCGGTAAGCTGGTACTGGTTCCCCGTATCGGTTGCTGCCGTTACGGTAAAGTTGATTGAGCCCGCTCCGTTGATAGTGGAGAACCGGGCTCCAATGGGCACAGAGGTATTGAACACGCCCAGGCGTACCGCGGCGGAGGCCGGATATCGGGTCAGGCCGCCAATCACAGCCAGCATATCCAGGGAATCCCCCACTGCTGTCTGCACGAAGGCCGCCCGCTGTACCTGATCCAGGCTGAGATAGAACCCCGCCAGGGTGTAGGCCGCCGGAGAGATGGCCGTCGGGATGGGGGCCGTGTCCCGCTTGTCATAAGTATCGGGCACCCGGTCCAGCATCTCCTGACGGAGGCTCAAATAGGTCTCTTGAGTAAAGTCAATCATGTACTCACCTCACAATAAAAAATCCCGCTGCCTCATACCGAGACAGCGGGAAGATGGTTATGCGGTTAGTCCCTTCGCACCGTCCATCCCCGGAAGACACATCTGTCCGGGAATTTGGCGGTTCAGGGAAACGGGAACCGGAATGTTCCAGGTGACGAACACGTCTCTTGCCATTGCGCCCACCTCCTGGGGCGTACTCCCCATATCCAGCATCACCCGGCGGGTAACGCGAATCAGGTTTGCAATTGCGTTGGGGGATACTTCCGGGGCAAGTCGGGCGGGTACAGTGTATGTCCCATGCTTACGGAGCGCCGGGAGAACTTCTTCCGTTACCCAGGCGGTGAACTCCTCCGCTTCCGGCTTCTTGCTTTGGAAGATGGCGCGGTAAAGGTTGCCCTCATTGACATACAGCATACCTTGGACACCGCCAGCCGTAAGGGTGTTGATTGTATCCACCCCCTCTGGCTTTAGTCTCTTCCTGCAATCAGAAACCCGAAGGTCAAGCGGCTTACACACATCTGCCAAACAGAACCATGGTTCACTGCCCCGCTCCACAGCCCGAATACGTCCAAACTTCTCACTATTAAAAATTTGCAGTTCGTTCATACAGTCGCCTCCTCCACTTCCCTCAACAAATCAAAGGCGGAACATTGAATCAAATTCAGGACAGGAAGATACACAGAACCCATGCGGTTGAAGAAGTTTCCTTCCAGAACACCTTTGGAGCTAAGATGCTCTTGTTCCATATCCTCCATAACCAGTTGAAGCGTTGACACGATGTTGTCAAGGGAAAATCTTACGCCATCTATGTCGAGTTTGTTTTGCATCTAAAAAACCTCTTTCTTCTTGCCATAGACAGGGAGGCCGTGTTACAATGTATTTGCCTCCCTCTATGGGCGGTGATTTAAACAGTCCGCTTTTCCTTGACCGGGGGGCGGGCTGTTTATTTTTCTGTTGCCAAAAGTAGATGCACTCCCTGTCTAATCGCTTCTCCCTTTGAGATATTGTGGCGTTCACAGTATTCTTGCAGTTTTTTTTCTGTTTCTGCGTCCAATCTCACAGAATAATTGATTTTTTTGGGGTTATCCAACTTAGGGCGTCCAGTACGTGGGCTCAAATCATCACCTACTTTCTGTAACGCATTTAATGTTAATATATGCGTTACAAAAAGTCAAGAGGTTTTCCAAAATTTTTTTGCTGTCTCGCTATGAGGTTGTCAAGGTGCAATCTGGATAGGTCAGTTTAGAGTGACCTCCACACTGGTCTGCATCTCTCCATATACTGTGCTCACGGTGAGGGAGGCCCTCAACATATCCCCTTCCACGGCATACGTAAAGCCGGAGATCCCCCGCACCCGGTCGTCCATTTTCAGCGCCTCGGTGATACGCCGCTGAAGTTCCGAGGCCACATACCCCGGGTCCTGCCCGATGAGCCCATCCCACTGCATCCCGGAGTAGGGGGAATAAATCTGCCAGCGGAACCGCTCCATGTTGAGAATGACTTCCACGGCCTGGCGGACGGACTGCCAGCCGTCGCAATCCCCCTGGATGCGGCTGGTTTCCTTGTTGATATACCACGTCCTGGAGGGCTGGGAGACGAAGGACACCCCGGCGGACAGGTCGATAGCGGATGTAGGCAAAGTCGGCATCAGGCTTCCTCCTCAAAAATCCGGGACAGGACGATGAACTTCTGCCCGTGCTGTACCCGCAGCAGGAGCACTCTGTCCCCCTCCTCCAGCCTGCGGTTCAGGATAATAAAACCGTCCTTGACAGGCAGCTTCTTCCCGTCCTCCCAGCACACAATGTCCTCCCCCTGTAGGGCGGCGTCCGCCCCCTCAGAAACCAGAGCGTATTCCCCCAGGTAGGAGCCGTCCAGTCCCGTGGTGGTGGTGCCCGCCGAGTTGGCATGGGTGTGGGAGAGGGTCTGAATCCGGTGCCTGTGGGCCAGCACCGGGATTTTCTTCTCAATCACCGGCTCAGTGAGGCAGAGCTGCCTCCGTCTCAGGGGAGATGTGGCAGGGTTAATGGTGATCTCCAGCGGTTCTTCTCTGGTCACCGTGCCCACCCGCAGGTCTGTTGGCTGCCCGGCGGCGGTGTTCTCCTGCATCATCTGGTACAGAACATCTTTCAGATCCACGCACTCACCTCTTACACATGTTCCAGCCCCAGGGTCTCAAACTCCATTGTGTGGTCGTCATTTGCCCAGGTGTGGGTCACCTTCTCCAGAAGGACGTATTGGTCGAGATTGATATCCCCAAGGCCCTGCACCTTCATGAGCACCATCTGTCCCGCCCGCAGGCCGGGCACCCCCAGGGAGGATACCTTCAGCGTCCGCATCCGGCGGTTATAGCACGACAAGGTGGCCCGGGCCTGGGCCTGTATCTGCGCGTCATTCATGGTGCCATCCACCGTCTGGTAGAGCTGGAGCATGCCCCACTGTCCAATTGTGGCGCTGTCCTCCGCTACGAACACATCCGCCCTGCCGGTCTCCTCGTTGGGCCGGGCCAGTTTGACGTGGTTGTAGGTCTGCTCGTCGATGTCGGTCTTGTAGGTGTAGTCGGTCAGCAGGGACATGTCGCCGATGACCACGTTGGAGACCATATCCCGGGGCTGCCGGAGGGCCAGTCCGTTTCCATCATCGAACAGTACATAGATGTTCCCGGTGTTGAGCAGGGTCTGTTGGATGGCTTCCCCCAGGATATCCAGGCAGCTCTCGTCCTCCTTATAGAAGTCCGGGATAGCGTACCCCGTATCCGCTACCTGCCCCACGTCAATCTGGAGGTCGGCGGCGATCTGCCGGAGCATATCCCCGGCGGTCTGCGCCTCAAAGTTATAGGATGCGTTGGCCTTCAGATAGCGGATGCGGTCGTAGCATGTGACCTGAATCTCCCCCCAGCGGTCCTTGCTCTTGGTAAATACCCAGCCGTAGAACTGGAGCTGGCCGTCCGCCGAGAACCGGACGATATCGCCCTCGGCGAAGCTCAGATCCCCGGCTTTCAGTACATTGAATTTCAGTGTGCCCGGCGAACCGGTGCGTTCCGTGCTCCAGGTAACCTCCGGCACGGAGTTGGATATCTCCCACATCTTTCCGCCGGACTTGTTGGCAATAATCAGCTCTGTCTTCACGTATCGCTCACCACCTGGAGGGCGTTTTTGTCTATCCAGCCCAGGGGATTCCCGGCCTCGTCTGTGATGTGGACGCTGGCGGGGCGGGTGGCGTCTACAATCCGTGACACCAATACCCTCCGTCCGGAGGCCGTGCCGTGGGGCTCATCCCCGTAGCTGGTGTAAAAATAGGAGCCGTTGGCAATGCACGCCGCACCGGCATAAAGCTGTCCTTGCGGGATTGTGCGGGAGGGTTCCGCTGTGACCTCCACCGGCATCCCCGCGGGCTGCCGGCCGCTCTGTGCAGAAAGAGACTGCGGGGTATAATCCCGATACTCGGTCAGAGTCAGATCGTAGTAAAAATCGCCGGTCTCCCCTCCGCGCTCCTCGGTGTTGAACTGGGTGACCAGCACTTCAAAGCCGGTGTCGCCAGTCATGAATGGCTCCCCGTTCTCATAGTACCGCACAGGGGTGTAGATGATGGGCGCCTTGTCGTTCATGGCGCTCTCAAAGAACTGGATGTAATACTCAGGCGGGTGGAAGGCGCCCCATTGATTGCTTCCAGAGAACTCCCGCCCGGGGAAAAAGGAGGAAATGGTTACCTCCCGCAGCTTGGGTATGCGGGGGATCATGATGGGGCCGATGCCCAGCACGTTGTATTCGCTGTTGTCGTTGTCCCGGGCCACGGGCAGCTTTTCCGGGTTCACCGGCAGGCGGATGACCGTACCGTCCCGCGTGAAAAACAATCCGAAGTTATTGACGGACATACCGGCCTCCTCTTTTCTTATCCGCTTGCGGGCCGCGCCGTGCTGCGCGTGGAGCCGGAGGCGGTCTGCTCGATCAGAATGTCCCGGATGGCATTGGCGAGGCTCTGGCGGTCGGCGGCGGTCCGCCCGGTGTTGGCTCCGTTGACCGTGATCACCGGAGTCTGCGCCGTCAGGTTGACGTTGTTCACATACCGCCGCTCCGCCACGTCCACCAGGGATTTGATGTCCTCGTCGCTCATCTTGACCGACTTCTCGATGCTCCCTACGCTCCCGGCGATATCACCCAACTGGCCGGAGAGCTCGTCGTAGGGCGTGCTTGATGGAAGCGCCTGATTTTCCTGACCAGTAGCCTGAGCCGCTCTTTTCACCTGAATTTCGGCCTGTCTGGCGGCATGGTTGGCATCGCGGTCGGCCCACATTTGGGCCAGCTTATCGGCCCTATCCTGGGTTCTCTGTTCCACCTCCTGGCGGGCCTCCTCCAAAGCTGCGTTGCGGTTAGCCTTTGCTGCCTCATTCTCCGCAGAGGCTGTAGCGGCGAAGGTGGTCTTTTGAATAGCCTCGATGGATACGCCTGGAATCAGGTTCAGCTTGTCTATAAACCAGTTGATAATGTCGATGGCTCCGTTCACCATTCCTTGAAGTACTGTGAGAACACCCACCTTCATGTCACCTAAAAAATTTTGAATGCTTACGGCCACTGTCTGGATTTTGAGTCCCATCTGGTCAAACAAATCCATGACGAAGTATACGCCTGTGAAAAAGCCAGCCTTTACGGTATCCCAGGCATAGAGCACTGAATCTACCACAGTAAGCCATGCAATCTCTAATCCTCCCATAGACTGAACCCATTGATAAATCGCCGCAACTACCAGGCCAATAATAAGTACAATGTAAGTAAGGGGGTTGGTGAGCAATGTGGTAAAAAAAGCCTTTGCTGCACCATTCGCAATCCAGGTGGCAGCCGCCTGAATCCCAAGACCGGCCGCAAAGGCGACTGCACCGGCGGCCAGGCCGGCCAAAATCGGAGCGAGCTCTTCCAAGTGGTTTGCCAACCAGGAGATTGCATCCAGCACCGGGTCAAGGGCTTGAATGGCGACGTTCTGGAACATCGTCCACACCTGCGCCCAGGTCATGGGCATCTGCTCAAACTGGGCGTTGGTCTCCTCCGCCGCCCCAAGCATAGCGTTCTTGACCACCTCCGCAGTGACCTTTCCCTCGCTGGCCAGCTCCCGCATCTCCCCGGTGGTGACGCCCATATACTCCGCGATGGTCTGGGCAATCATGGGGGTCTGCTCCAGCACCGAATTGAGCTCCTCGCCCCGCAGGGTGCCGGAGGCCAGGCCCTGGGTAAGCTGCACCAGCGCGGCCTGGGCAGACGCACCGGAGGCCCCGGAGATCGCCATCTGCTTTTGAATCTGCTCGGCGAAAGCCACCAGCTCGTCCGTTCCTGTAAATGCGTTCCCGGCTAC